CTGCCATCCTTCAGGATAAATCTTACATCATCCATAGAATTGACCACCAGACAATCAAACAGCGCCATCCAAAGATTCTCATCTATGTCCTCCACCAAAGTTGCTTTGTCTCGAATCGTATCAATAAATTCATGCAGCATTTCCTTCCTTGACCTGTTCTCTCCTAGCTTAGCCGCAATACTGTCCAGTTCATCTCTACCTTTTTCATATTCCTTGGTTAACCTATCGAATTTCTTTTGGTAACTATCCTGATTGATAGTTTGTGATGCATTGTGAAGTATCAACGCATCTATCTCCAGGTGTTTCTGCTCCAGCCAACTCTCTAACTCTTCTTGTTTCGTTACAAGTTCATCCTGATGGTCAAGGGCAGACATCGCAGCCCCCATGTCAACTAATATATCATTTCTATTTTTATAAATTTTGTTAACTGCGTCAACGAACCAGCATCTTACATCATCCTCAGTTATTGTCGGGGTGCTACATTTATACTCACCGTTGTACTTATGGTTGCATTGATAGACCGTCCGACGATATTTATCATTGGAATGCCACACCTTGGGGCCAAACCAACTTCCACATTCACCACACTTTATTTTCCCCGAAAGGAATGTGGTGCAGTTGTACTTATTTCCCTTCACACCTTTTCTCCGTTCCATCTCTCGTTGCACCATCTCAAAGATAGCTGGCGTTACAATAGCCTCATGAGCGCCCTCAACATAGTATTGCTGAACCTCACCTTCGTTTTTCTTTTTCTTCTTTGTCAGAAAATCTACGGTAAAACTTTTTTGTAATAGTGCATCTCCTTTATACTTTTCATTCGTAAGGATACTCCTTATTGTTGTCAAACTCCACGATTTCTTTCCACCGGGGGACAATATCCCTTCGCCTTCTAAAATGCGTTTAATCCCATGTAACGTTTTACCTTGTAAAAATAAGCTGTATATCTTTCTGACAATCGCTGCCTGACCAGGATTCACCACCAATCCACCATTTTCACCTCTATCATACCCCAGAAATCTGCCAAAAGGCACTGAAACCTTACCATCGGCAAAACGCTTTCTTTGCCCCCAAGTGGTGTTTTCGGATATATTTCGACTTTCCTCTTGAGCCAGAGAACTCATTATGGTTATGAGAAGTTCCCCCTTGGAATCAAGTGTCCAAATATTTTCCTTCTCGAAATAAACTTCCACACCTGCCTCTTTTAATTTGCGTACGGTTACAAGGCTGTCTACTGTGTTCCGCGCAAAGCGGCTGACGGATTTCGTAATGATAAGATTGAACTTCCCCGCCAAAGCATCTGTAACCATCTGATTGAAACCATCACGATTCTTGGTATTTGTAGCCGTAATACCTTCATCAGAATACATCCCAGCATACTCCCAGCCGTCATGCTCCTTGATATATCTGGTGTAATATTCCATTTGCGCTTCGTAGCTGGTAAGCTGCTCATCATGGTCTGTAGATACTCTTGCGTACCCAACCACTTTTCTCCGTATCGCCTGCACTGAATTTGTTTTTCTTACTTCCCGTCTAGTAGCGGGTATTGCTATTACTGTTGGCATAGCGTTAAACCTCCACTATCGTTACGTTATTGTCGTAAAAATAAAACTCAAGAAATTCCCCTTTCAATATATAATCTATTGTTTCCTCAAACGGCTCAGAAGATACCATTTTATATGCCTTGACAATTTTCGATTCATCGATAGCTGTTCCTAAGCAGTTAGGGCATCGCCAATATATCGTCTTGTTAGGCTTTCGATATCTTTTGTGAAAAAAACGACCACATTTCCCGCACTTTATCTTTCCTGCAAGCCATGACCTGTGCCCATGCCCTTGACCAATGGAATGTGATAGTGCTAATTTACGTCTCAATTCAGGCGTAATACAATCTTTTCTAGCCGTGTTCTCCCACTTTTTCTCAATGACTAAACCATCTTTCATATGAACCCTTATTATCCAATCATCCGGGACACTTATGTATGCTACTAGGTCAAGAAATACTTTCTCATCAAAATTATCAAGTTTTAAGATGTCTGCCAGTGTCCGCTTTAATTGAATATCCGGTATATCTTTCGCTGTGCAAGCTCCTGCCCCATATCTACGTTTGGTGTTGCAACACCATATTTCCTGCTTGGTTTTACTTCTAAAATTATGTGTAAAGTTTTTTCCACACTTCCCACAGCGAATCTTAGTTGAAAAACAATACAGCCTGACCCCCGTATTCGCCAGCTGTCCCAATTCCCTTCTTCTGCAAATTTCATCCTGAACTTTACGGTATACTTCTCTACTGATAATTGGTACGTGCGCATTTTTCACCAAGTATTGAGTGAGTTCTCCACTATTTTTGACTTTCCTTTTTTCGATATCATCTCTTATAAATGACTTCTGCAAGATGATATCTCCTGTATAAGTAATGTTGCTGAGTATTTCCCGTATCACGCTTACATTGAAATTACCTCCGTTTAACGCTAAAATCCCCATATCATCTAATTGCCTTTTTGTTTTTTCTGCCGATATTCCTGCAAGATAATTGTTATAGATCAGACGAACGACCTCAGCCTCTTTTGGTTCTATAACATATTCTGCACCATTCCATCGATACCCGTATATTTTAGTTCCATGATACTTTCCTTGAGAATAACCATTCCGTAAAGCCCATTTTACATTAGTACTTACAGCTCTTGCCTCTTCCTGCGCAAAAGCGGCAAGGATGGTAAGCATAAATTCACCGTCTTCGCTCATGGTATTAATGTGTTCCTTTTCAAACCGAACCTCTACCTCCAATGCTCTGAGTTTACGAACGACTGTCAGTAAATCAACAGTATTCCTAGCGAATCTAGATATTGATTTTGTCAGGATGATATCAATCAATCCATTCTCGCAGGCCTCCAACATACGGTTAAATTCATCCCTGCCATTTCTAGATGTCCCTGATATTCCATCATCAAAATACACGCCAACATACTCCCATGCCGGATTGCTTTGAATGTATGAACTGTAATAACTTATCTGTGCAGATAGTGAATGTGCCATTCGTTCCGACTCTTTAGAAATTCTAGCATATGCTGCAACACGTTTTTTTGACACACTACCAAAATTAGTCGGTTTTATCGTATGAATTTTTGCCATTTTGCTCCCTCCTTCATTGTATTAATTGCTCTAGCTTACAAATTAATCAAGTAAAAAATCTCCAACAACCGGATTGTATTTATTTTTCATTTTTTCTTTCAATGCAATGTACTCAGTCTCTGTGATAAGGCTATCGTGAAACCATGACCGAAAAATCCTCATACAAATCTGGTATTCTTTCTCTCTATAAAATTCATTCTCTGTCAATTTGATTTCCTCCACTCTATATAACACGCTCTACTGCAAAATATAGCGGTGTAATGTGTCTCAAACTTCTTCCCGCAATTTTTGCAAACTCGACTGTATTTTTTTCTATTAATAACCCCCTTATGATTCTTCCACCATTCATTTCTACACAAATCAGAACAAAATTTACGCTTTCGCTTATGAGGTGTCTGAACGATAGGTATCCCGCACTGTTTGCAGTAATTTCCTTCAATCTCCACCTTTCTATCCATTTGGACATGTCCTTCTTTTATTCCATGACGTTGGCAATAAGATGCTACCGTGCTATTAGATAGTCCTAAAGCCCTTCCTATGCGTATGTACCCGAACCCCCGACGCCTTAATTCAACGATTTGCTTTTCCTGCTCTGTTGTCATATTCATATCTCCCCCGTTGTATCTTCTAGCCCTTTCATAAAAGAGCCACGGCAGGAGCAAAACTTCGTGGTTTTTATAAAAAAAATTTGCCCACCGCAAAAAATCCGCAGTGGGCAACATGCAATCACTTTTACTTATTCTTCAGCTGTTTCATTACTTCAGTCAGTTTCTCCGGCACCGGCAGACCAATCCGGGCTGCATTCTCGATGATGGAAATTCCCTCGTTGGCGCAGTAGAAGAAAATAACCGCCGTCCTAAGGACACAACCACCACCAACCATATTAACATCCAGCACGTTGGCCACACCAACCAAGGCCATGATAAACACCTTCTGACAGATCCCCTTGAATCCCACGGCACTGGACAGCCGTTTCTCCACTATGGCACAAAGCACCCCGGTGACATAATCAGTCACGATAAAAGCCACCAATGCATAGAGCAGACTGTCAAAACTGCCGAGATACTCCCCCAAGGCAGCACCAGCTCCTGCTGCCCAGCATCTAACATCTAAAAATACATCCATGGTCAATCCCCCTTCATCCACTTAATTCGATTCTTCATGGTATGCAAACGGCTGTTACGCACATCGCCTGATAACAGCTTCTGTTTGCCACCCTTCAAGAGATAAAGCTCCTCACCTGATATCATCAACCACACCCCATTTTTTACTCGACCCAGCCTTATCGGCTTATTCATAAAAAAATGCGACTCACAAATCAGAGTCTTTTGCGGTGAATACAGCTTACCTAAAAACTTATCCTGCCAATAAGATTGTGCGTCTATATTCTCCGGCACCGCCTTAGTACCTTCGATGTAATATCCGTCCGGGAGTGGCAATGTAAAAATGCCTGCATAAATCCGGTATCTGGAACGCTCGATATGGATTTCATTGTCCTCATCAACCTCCCTTATCGTCATTGCCCACAACGGCTGAATGCTCTTGGGGGTCACCATCACCCACAGGTAAGAATCAAAGTCAATAAAGAATCCCCAATCAGCTTCTCCTTCTCCCCGGTAATTTATAGCATCAATATGAAATCCTTTCGCATAACAGTCCAATAGATAGCAATAGGAATCTTCTGATTCATACCAGCCGTTGACTAAAGTACAAGAGTTCAAATATACCTTGTTTATTACATCGTCTACACCTGAAAGAGGCGTTTCAATGACGGTTGCCTCCTCGTAAGCGTAATCATAGCAAAAGTTACTGTAATCACTTAAGTCTATGGAATATTCCATCTGCCCATTTATGGCAACGCCAGGCTGACCGAGCTGGTCTTCGAAGCTCTCGCCATCGCCAATGTCATGATACCTATATTCGCCCCCTTGCAATATGTATTGATTCCCCTGCTCGTCCAAATGCAAATCCAAAATCTCGCCATCGGCAAATGCAAATGCGCTCCCCCGGCTGGCCATCAGCGTATGCTGCTGTCCTTTCGCATACTTTGCTATCTTGCCCTTATGGTAAACCGCTCTTGTACCATCACTCATCAGAAGCGGTACATAGGACTCACCGAGACTGATAACAGGAGCAGTCCCCCCAGCCTCAAAACTGTTACCATAGACACATCTGCCATCTGTCCAGACAACATCACCGGGATGAAATGATTTGTTGCCTATTGCTGTCAGCCACCTACCATTGGCGCAAATGCGGCTGCCGTTCACCGCTGTTACTATTGCCCGCTGCATTTCATCACGCTCCTACGATAACAGCGCGACCAGTTTTCGTCAGCTGCACCCAAACGGCACTCCCCGTTTCCGTATGACATTCCACTGCCGCCGTAAAGGGATAGGCTCGGTTACCGATGCACACTTTATCTCCTTGGATAATGCCCCTCTGCGCCTGCCCCATGCCTTTATGGGAATTGGCCACTCTTCTGACTGCTCTTGCCAAACCATCTACCCCGGTCATCCGTACCACCTCACCAGTCTAATGCTCTGCCGCAGGCTTCTGGTTGTGAGCTTCACCTGATTGCTCACCAGAAAATACTCCTTGCCGTCCAGCCTGATGCGCTCCGTAAAATCCAGAATATGCCGTATCGTTGCGTGTCCCTTTATTACTGGGCTTACGATATCCAGACTGACTTCTTCCTGCCGCTTACGGTTCAGCCACTCAATCTCATGGGTAAGCTCCCGCAGGAAATCATCTCCTGTCACGGGGAATTCCGTATCGAAAAGCGCCTGTCCCTTGAATTTGTCATCTTCGTCATCGTTAAAATCATAGTCACTCCCCAGACTTCGGTTCCACTCGTTGATGGTAAACTGGCTGGATTTGCCGCCGGGCTTACCCTGAGAAATACTGCTCCCCTGAAACTCTCCATCTTCATACACCGTTGTGGAATACCAGCCGTAGCCAATGGGCGCATGATAGGTTATCCTCGTGGAGAAATTCTCGTTGAGCCAGTCCGTCCAATCGTTGCGGTCATGGGACGCTTCATCCCCTTTTTGTGTTGCCTCCGTGGTTTTCTCCGTTTCTTTGAAAAGGTAAATGTCATTAGCCGTCTTGGCGTATGTATATGTGGTCTGCACCGTAGTGCCGTCCGGGTTATGCGTCCGCTTTTCTGTAAGGTATAAGTCTTCATAGGAATATTCCGTAAAGCTGCCATTTGTTTCTTCCTCCGTAAGTAGTCCGTTAAGATAGTGACGGGTAATTCCCTCAATGCCGATGATGCCGGTGAAGGGCTGTGGCTCATAATCCTTATCGCTCTTTGCCTTGTCCCAGCCCTCCGTGGTGGCACTATCCCAAACCGAGCGGATAAGTTTGCGGTTAATGGCAGGCATCGTGTGTGGCCATGCTGTAATGTCCGTCACCTGTTCCTCATATCCACGCTGAATAATATGCAGCGTCCCACCACGGATGAACACGTTAATCTGTCTTTGTGGTAATCTGCTCGTCCAGGAAAAGAGTGATGAGATGAAGTCCTGATAGGTCATGCCCGACAGGCTGTAATCCTGCGAGGGAGTAAAATCTTCAATACGTAAATCCAGTGACATTCCCAAGGCATCAGCGATTTGGCGGGCATAGTAGGAGCAATCCGCCTCCACTACCTCAATATTGATGGGCATATAAAGCAGGCGGTCCAAGGGGTACATCCCTTTTACTGTCTGCAAGATGCCCTGCTGACTGGTTTCCTCCACCTGAAAATCGCAGTCGAAGTCCAATAATTTGCCTTGCACAGCCGCTTCAATATCTAACGGACTGGCCGTCACCATTTGAAAGGTATCGGCAAGCGTCCGTTCGTTGAGAGCGAGCGTTACCGACTGGATACCGGAAATATTCTGTTGCGGAATATCATCTGTGCCGCCATCACCATCTGCCCCTTTATTGGCATCTATGGCAAAATGGTATGGCAGGATAATAACGGTGTTGGCCTTGGCAACTTCCCATCTGGACAGGTCACGGCTTGTTTGTCCTTTTGCAACCTTAGTAATAGCTACCAGCCTTGCCGTATCGGAACTGGCTGCCTGTAGTGGCGAATTCACTGTACGCGCGGTAATAGCAATGGCAGTTTCGGTCTTGACTAGTTGCCTTGGGAGGTTTAGCCTAGCTGATTCGGCTTTAGAAACACACCGTTCCCCCTCGGCTCTTACCTTCTGCGATGCCTGCAAATTTCGCTCTACATCTGCTGCAAGAGAATTTTTCTGCGACAAGTTGCGGATACCATCAGCTACAACAATCTCGTCAGCATAGGTTTCACGGAGCGTAACGATGCTGACGCCCTGCAATGTAGAACTGACTTGCCGTGCTGTATCTGCTACGGCAATAACGCTGCAGATTAGATGTCGTTGAGTCTTGGCGGTCAGTATTTCGTCTACCGCCACGTTCCGGCAGGTATCTGCTGTTACACTATTTTCAGTCGTCAATACACGGCAAACTGACATAGATGCAGTTTCCGAGCATACCACCTGCCGTTCAATCCCAGCTGCTGTCTGACATTCTTCTCCTAGCAAGCGCAAGGTATCTACCGTTGTCATGACCTGCCGCTCAGCAGGCTCCAGCATGGAAATACACGCTATACCACCAGAAAATACCGCCTGCCCCGGAAATTTGGTCGTTATGCAGAAAGCGGCCTTGCCCAAATGAGCAGACCTGCCATGTTCCACTATCGAAAGGCAAACATCCTGCGGCTTGATGACAGCCTGCCCTTTAATCCTTATGGTGGCGGCAAATTGCGTCCGGCCGATACAGGCTTCGTTTTGTACTTCATCTGCCATATCATGCTCCCGTCTTTATACCGAACTGGCTGGTCTGCAAGTCGGCAAATGATATATCAATAGCCGTTCCGAGCACCGCTTTGCCATTCTTTTCCGTGGAAAGGCTGACGCTCCCCAGTTCATTTTCTCCCTGTTGGTCTCGGCGAAAGCCTGTAATCTTCGTCACCGCATCCCCGGTGGAATATCCGGGAACGCAGGCAAAGCCCATGCCCGTTATCTGAAAATCATCACCCAAACGCTCGATAACATCGCTGGTATCCAATGTGTAAATCACGATCTTGTCCGGCTCGGAGGTTATATAGTTGCCGTCATCATCAACAGGCAGGTCTGTTTCTGTGGTTTTAATCGCCAGTGGTACAACCCGCTCCTTGATGTCAATAGGCTGGTCGGAAATAATGATATTGGACAGCAGCAAATCCGAAACCTCGCTTCTAAGTTTCACATAGCCGTGCAGGCTAATGTCCCAGTTTAAATTGTCATAGATGACTGTACCGTTCAGCGTCAAGGTCATTTTAGCTGCACCGGTGGTATCTGTAGTAATATGAATCAGGATATCGTTCATCTTCCCGTATCTTATGCAACTAACTTTTGACAACGTATTGGGCGAACCGTCACCGTACCAGTATATATCCCAATCTTTTCCATAACCTCTGCGCCCTCCAAAGCCGGTGCCTCCAGAGCCATCTTTGTTGGCAGAACTGATTTCAAAATATCCTCTGTCACCGCCCTGGTCGCTAATCCAAAAGGACGCCTTGATGTATAAATGTTTGCCTGGTGCCTCCGGCAGTTCCACATCAGCCTTGTTCTGCTTGTTCCAAAACGATACACCACCATAGCGATTGTACTCATAGCTGTTGACGGTTGTGCCAGCGTTAGTATTCAACCACTCGGCAAAACCGGGATTCATATACTTGAAACTCACACAACCACGACCTTTCCCACAGCTTCAATGCTGACGCTGGTATCCTTCTGCGGCGGTTCATCCTCCGAACTCATGGCCTTGGCCCAGAAGATAACGTTGCCATCCGCTACATCCGTAAGGGCGATCTTATCTTGCCAAATTGCACCATCTAAAGCCGCTTTACTATCGGCAAAATCACCATCTTTTGCCAATTTCCATTTGGCTAAACTCGTGCCTTTCAAGCTGACCGTCACCCCGCCATCAATCTTGTAACCCTCATCACATCTGACAGCGCATTTCACCGCCGCCGATTCTGCCTTGCTGGCATCAAGAGTAACGGATATGGGAATAAGTCCCGTACCGCTTGAAGCCTCAGTACCATCTGTCTTGCCTGCCGTGGGATTGTTTGTATAGATATGCAACTGATTTGCCATTTGCTAGACCCTCCAAAATTCCAGATTCACTTTATAACAGCGTGGGAAATGGCTGACATAACTATAGCCCTTTACTACTACACGCATCTTCGTATGGATAATACCCGCTTCGTCCTTGACACTGACCAATGTACGGTCATTCCAGATTTTCTTCACCGACTCCCAGTCATGCCTAAGAAAATCTGCCGTACAGCTGTACTTGTCACCGCTCTCCAAGCGCCCAAAGTCCTGCACTACCGTGCCGCCGAGGACTTCCATTGTCTGTTGGCGATCATCCGGCAGGACTTTCCAGCCCTCCACAGATAACGAGCGATGTCCGTCAATCTCAATATGCAAGTTCACCACTCCCCAATGCCTGCTCTACGGCAGGCGTTATTCTATCTGCCACCTGGTCAGCAAGACGGCTCATGCTTTCGCTGTCCTGAGTAACGGCAGTGTCGATGTTCACCGAGACATTTACAGTTGGTGCATGATTGATGGTTTGATTTCCTTCCCCCATGGGTTGAGACTGATTGAGCCGTTCCATTGCCCCTGCCATATTGTCGCTGATGGCACCTGCCAGCCGGTCCGCACTTTCAGCGGTTATGCTGATATCATCAAGCCTTGCCAACTGTTCTGGTGTTCCCTGAAAGCTGGCGCGAATTTGTGCCAGAGTGTTCGCCATGTCCTGCCGTCCTACATCCTGCTCCCAGTGAGGATTGACGGCAAATTGCGGCAGAAGATTATCTGCTGCTTCTTTTCTTGCCGCCTGAAATTTTTCCAGTTCTGCCGGAGTAAAACGTAAATCTTCAGCGGTCAGACCGGCTTCTTCACGAAGTTTCTTCAACAGCCCAATCTTGCCACCCAGACGGAATGCCTCGAGTTCTTCCTTCTGTGAGCGCAAGGTTTCCAGAGCGGCATCCCGTCTGGCATCAGCTTTGGCTTTTTCTGCCCACTGAGTTGCCTTGACCTCATCTACGCCTTTTTGTTGCCAGGCCTTTTTCTCCCGTTCGATTTCATCCAGCCTGTTGCGGAGACTGTCCTGCCAGATGGAATCTATACGGGAAGCCACCTCATTTTCAAACTGCTGACGGACTTTTGCCTTGCTGGCTGCAGCCCACTGAGTAGCACTGACCTCGTCCAATCCCTTCTTCCGATAGGCTTCAGCTTCACGGTCGATATTGGTCAGTTGATTAGCTAAATCCGAGCGATAGATTTCCTGCGTCTTATCTACGACATTGCGCTGAAAGTCTTCATAGATTTGTGCCTGTTTGGCGGCTTTATATTCGTCAATAAGCCCTTGGCTTGCCCCTGCCTGCCGAAACTTCTCTATTTCCTTGTTGATACCCGCCAGAGATTTTTCCAGGTCGCTACGGCTAAGATTTGCCATGGCATCCTTCAGTTCAGCATTAGCCTGACTCATTTTCTCTGCCGCAAGTGCAGCCTGTCTTGAGGCGCGGGCATTTTCCCGTTTGGCTTCACTATTTTTGCGGATGGCTTCTTCGGCTTCACGGGCAGCTTTCTTTTCTTCCTTGAGAGCTTCATCCTCGGCTTGCCATTCCTTGAACTTGTCGGTGTGCGTGGCAAGTTCATAGGTACCAAGCGCACCCACACCTGCGCCAATGCCAGCACCAACCGGTCCGCCGACCATAAAGCCCACGCCAGCCCCCAGCAATGCTCCCTGTACCGTTGTGCCTACACCGCCATGACGAGCATAGGTTCCAACATTACTGAGTGCCTCCTGCGTGGTTTTGGCATTGATGCCGATGGACTCTAAGGCGTCTGCCACACCACCGAGCAAATCCACGGAGGTCTTGGCAAACTCACCGACTGTGACCGCCAATTCTTTGATATCGTCCTTATTTGTACGGATGGAATCGATAAGCCCCTTGAAGCCTTCAATGATGTCCGGCATCAATTCTTCAGCTACTGGAAGCAGGGCTGCACCGAAGGCGGTTTTCAGCTGACCTGCCTCCATCTCCATTTCTTTCCATTTGAGGTAGGTCTTATGCGCCTGCTCCGGGTCTAAAAGCCCGGTGGTTTTGATATGGGAGGAAATTTCCATCAGTTCGGTGTACTGCTCAAGGACAGGAACAAGCCCTGCACCTCTTGCACCGAGGACTTCAGCCACATAGGCTTCTTCCTCACCGGCATCTGCCGCCGTGCGGTAGCCCCTGGCAAGTTCCCCCAGCTGATCGCTCATAGACTTCAAAGCACCACTGCCATCTGTCAGCGATACACCAAATCTGATTAAGGACTGAGTGGTCGAGTTGCCACTCTCACCTGCCGAGAGTATCTGCTTGTCCAGCCTTGCCATCAGTGGCGTGATGGATTGGACATTCACCCCAACCATAGCAAATACACGGTTCAGTTTTGCCGCCTCGGCACTTGAAGTATGCAGCCTTTGGGTGAGTTTATAGAGACTTTCGCCACTTTCCATGGCACTTTGGGTAATATTGAACAGTCCAGCTCCCGTAGTGGCAATGGCAAGCACTGCCGCCATCTTGGCACTGAGCAGATTAAAACCGCTGGATAGACTCCCAAGCCCTGCCTTGGCCTGCCCAATACTGGCTGACATCCGCTGACCAAATGTAGTGGCATTACCTCCTGCCGCCTTAATCTGTACATTCAACCTGCGCATTTCAGCTTCCATCTGGGCGATGGCTTTCTGCTGTTTCAGGAGATTGGTTTCGGCCTGCCGGGTAAGGCCGCTATCCTCGCCACTGGTCTTGTGAGCATCTTTTACCACAGTTGCAAGGATTTGTTCTTTTTGCCGCTGAATGTCCAACTGCTGATTGATGGCCTGGTACTTGATTTTTAGTTGGTCGAGTTCCTTGCCAGCACCTTCCAGCTTGGTGAGGTCGATGTCCGTTTTCAATGTGAGCTGTTTGCTCTCACTGTTAAGCCGTGCCATGGTCTGGCTGACCGTTCTTCCTGCCGTGTCAAAATCCAGCTGCAGACGGGCAATGTCCAAGCCCAGTGAAATATACAGTTCGTCTATTTTCTGCCCCTTGGCCATTACATCACATCCTCAATAAATTTCTGACACCCCTTATCTCTGACCAAAGCGGTCACCAGCAATTGGTCGAGCAGTATACCTGCATCCGTTTCATCCACCTCTTGTACCGTCCAGCCGTAAGCTGACTGCAATCGCTCGTAGTATCTTAAAAGTGTCTGATACGGAGTCAGCTTGATGTCACCGGCTCCGTTTCCCCGTTTGGGATTTTCACCAGCTTCGAGAAGGTCAGCGACTGCAGCCACAGGAAGATTTCACGCACCAACGGCACAATGTCGGCAACTTCCATATTCTCATCTATAGATTCTTTGGTGATTTCCTTTTGACCGAAGGCCAGCACAATGAGGTCAACATTGCGGTCGAGGTATTCCTCCAAGGCCATATTCTGCTTGTCCTCATCGAAGAAAGCCAGGAACTCACGCCAAACCTTCATCTTGGGTGAGTTAGGCGTATAAGTTTTGCCATCTATGACAATCTTAGGTTTATCCATCTCTCAGTCCTCCTCAGACACTTGCATACCAGTTAGCCGCCTCCGTAAAGCCAGATTCCTCATCGGCCTTGGTATAGGACAGACCATCTGACAGACGGTAGATGGCCTTGGCGGTGATAGTCGGCGTTGCGTAAGCAATATTTTCCTCCTTGGTGCTTCCCGTTTCCGAAGGCTCCGTAAACTGTACTTTATAGAACTTAGTGTAGCGGCGCTTGCCATTGCGTTTGTCCGACTGGAACATCACGGCAAAGAAAGGAGCCACATCGTCTTTGCCTGCTACCATCACACCATTTTCCATCTTGTGGCCGAAGATATAAGCGATATATTCCAACGGCAGAGCAGCCGTATCGAAGGTCAAATCGTAAGAGGCCGTTCCCGTCACGCTATCAATGCTCTGTCCATCGGCGTACAGTTCTGCCTGACTTGTCTTAGGCTTGATATCAACCTTGCGAAGAATACGCCCTAAGTTTATAGGTGCTTCATAGGTAGCCGTGCCGTTTGGTTCATCCGTCAGCATTTTTGCAATATGCAATTTCTGTACGTTGATAAACTGCCCACTCATAAGGTTGCTGGCAAGAGTTGCCATATTCTTTGGTTCTGCCATTAGCTTTCCACTCCAATCCTATAGTCGATTACGTTTACAAAAAAATTGCGCTCAGCCATCTCCAATGACTGGGCGCGAACAAAACCGAGGGAACGCATCACTGCATTTACCCGGTCGGTGATGCTGTCTGCTACACCATCTTTGGTCAGCACATGGATGCGCACCGTCACCCGACGTTCCAGTTCTTCTCCATCTGCCGAGAGTGCAGGGACATCCGAAATAACTGAGTAAACCAATATGGGGTAGCTTCCTGCGTCCGGACTGCGACCATGATAGATACATCTGCCACGACAGTCTCGATGAAGCTGACTGGTTAAGCGCCTGTCTGCCATAAGACCACGATATACAGTTTCCGCTATGCTCATTTTGCTCTCCTCACTGCCGCCTTGACGGCTTCCACGATTTTTTCTTTCACCGCATCACGCTGGGCATCCATAGCCGGATACATAAACGGCTTGTTGATGCGCGGGCTGAACTCCACCAGTCTGCCATATTTCAGCCCGTCCTGCGTTTCGGCATCGGCGGTGATTTTATACTCCGCACCGCCTTTCTTCTTAACAGCCCGGATGGAATCCCGGAGCGCCCCCGGTACTACGCGATGGTCACTGCCCTTATAAACCGGACAGCGGTTCTTGGCTTCCTGTACCACCATTTCTGCACCTTCGGCGAGAGCTTTCTTGCCTGCCTCCAGCACCCCTTCCCCCATTTCCTCCAGAAGCTTCTGCGTATTGACCCAGCCTTTACTCATCTTCCACCAGCTCCCTGCATTCCAGAATAAGCCACTGACGTCTGCCGTCCTTGCCATATGGCGGAGCCGTCTGCCGGAGTGTCTTGCCCTGCCAACGGATAATATCCGTCACCTTGATGTCTGTTCGATAGCGAATTGCTATGCGGTAGTCCACCTCTTTGACTTCTTCAGCGTAGCCATCGGAGATTTTGGCGGCATAGGGCAGAACCTTTGCCCAGACCGTTGCCACCTCTGTTCTGTCCTGCTCCACCAGATTGCCCTCTCCATCCTGCTCGGTAACAGGACGCAGAATCGTTATCCGCTGCTTAAGTTCGTTCAAAGATACATACATCAAAAGCCCTCCCGGCGAATCCCCATCAGCAGGGAACGGAGTGTTAATGTCAGTGCCTTGTGGTCAGCATCATCCCGGTGTTCATAGAGATAGCCAACCGTGTATAGTACAGCCGTTTTGCCAATAGCTCCGCAGGCTTTGAATTCCTCCGGCTCCAGTCTTGCTACATCCATACAAAGTTTTTCAGCCGCTCGCAGGAGTTTGCGAACGATTTTATCTTCGGCATCCGTGTCAATACGGAGATATTCTTTTGCTTTGGGCAGGGAAACAATCATAAGCTATCACTCCCATAAAAACAGGGAGACACCATCAAGGCATCTCCCTAAAACAATCCATATCAGCCCTTGCCAGTAGCACCTTTGATTTTCAGCATCTGCACCGCCTCCGGCAGTACCAGTTTCCCGTCCACACGTTCCTTCATAACAAAGGCAATCATGCCGTTTCCGGCAAACAGTTCACGCAGTTCCTGAATGGAACGGGAGCCACGGTCACCGATGTTGTAGTAGCTGTAATCACCGAACACCAGCGCCGTCTTCCCCGCCTCTGCCGTAGGCATAAAAGGTGTAGTGTGAATCGGATAACCCAACAGACGGTCAGGCTCGCCCATCTGGTAGGAAGGCTGCCACATATACGCCTGGTTGGCATCCTTCAGCTTGCGGATTGCCGCCAAGGTCTGGTCGTTGACGATAAAGGCTGCACTCTTGCGGTAAGGACGCTTGAGTTTGTAGACCAGTTCAATAAGGTCATCTGCCGTGATGGATGCACCGCTGGTGGTCACGCCAGTCTGCGCCGTGGTCAAAAGACCGGTGGGCTTGTGGTTGCCATCACCATTGAGGAAAGCATCCTCCTCGGCATTGGCGATAGCCTTGCCAAACTGCTGGATGATGTAACTCTCCAGATTAAAGGCACTATCGTACAAAAGTTCCTCCGTAACCTTGATAGCCACATGGAGCTTGTAAGCGTCCATGATAATCTGGTCGAAAGTTGCATCGCCAAAACTCAGCGCACCGCCTTCCTCAATCCACGATGCGGCAGGTTTGGTGGCGGCGATGTTGATTTTGCGCTCACCGCTGGTGGTGATTTTCGTACCGAGGTTACGCATAATGCATTCCTCGTTCAGCACATCAATCAGGCGGCTGTCGTACTCCTCCGGCACTAAATAACCGCCATCGGTATCGACACCTTCCTGGAGAACGTTGGATACGTTGCGGAAGTTGCAGCGGATGGCGGCAAGCATAGCCTTGCGGTATTCATCTGTTGCCCTGCCCGTTTTCTCCGGCACCTTAGCGGCAGGCTTGTTGACAATCGGCTCAGATGTGGGCTTGGCAAGTTCTGCATCAATTGCCATCTGTCGTTCCATGCGCTCGATGTCCTTGCCGAGAGCCACCACATCTGCCTCCATTTTGTCGTAGGCGGCAGCATCTTCGGCAGAAAGCTTGCCGTCCTTGTCCTGATGGCTGTCCAAAAATGCCTTGGCACCTTCCCACAGCTGTGCCCGTTTCTTGCGAAGTTCCATAACATTTGCCATAAATTATTCCTCCAATCAGTGAATAAGTAAGTTAAGACGGCTCCTGAGAGCGTCTGCAGATACACGGTTGTCCGGCACAGCCGCCTTAACGAATTTCAGCGACTGCGCCTTGATTTTATCGATGAGGGAGTTTGTTACTGCCCGCTGGGAAAACAGCATGGCTTCAACACCCTCGGACTGCTTTTCCTCATCCTCGTTGGCGAACAGAATCTTGTCTGCAAAGCCTAGCTCTACGGCCTTCTTGGCGTTCATCCAGCTTTCCGCATCCATAAGGTCGGACAGGCTTTGACGGGGCTGACCAGTCTTCAGTTCGTAGGCATTGAGGATGGATTCCTTCACCTCGTCCAGCATCTGGATTGCCGCCTGC